CAATCTATCCGGGTGAGTTCAGAGACGTGGACATTCCGGGTGGAAGTATCCGAGATAACATAAGTTTCCTTCCCTATAAGGAGCCTTCAGCTACTTTGTATCAATTATTAGGGAATATCGTGGAAGAAGGGCGAAGATTTGCCTCTATTACCGACCTAAAAATTTCAGATATGAACAATCAGGCTCCAGTTGGCACTACATTAGCCCTATTAGAGCGCAATATGAAGGTAATGGGAGCCATACAAGCTAGATTACACTCCTCAATGCGCCAAGAACTAGCTATTTTGTCCGATATTATCAAAATTTACATGCCAGCAGAGTATCAATACGAAATTGATGGCGATCCAGCCATAAAAGGTAGTGATTTTGACGAAAGGATAGACGTTATACCGGTTTCGGACCCAAATGCAGCGACAATGGCGCAAAGAATCATGCAATATCAGGCTGCTTTGCAGTTAGCACAGACTGCACCCCAAATGTACGACATGCCGAAGCTACATAGGCAGATGTTAGAGGTATTAGGCATACGTGATCCACAAGATATTGTTCCATTAGAGGATGATATTAAGGCATTAGACCCTGTAACTGAAAATATGAACATATTAAATGGAAAACCAGTTAAAGCCTTTGAATATCAGGACCAAACAGCACATATAACAGTTCATATGTCTATGATACAGGACCCTAAGATACAAGAACTAGCTGCACAGTCACCAAATGCAGATGCTATGCAATCAGCACTGGCAGCACACATAACTGAACACTTGGGTTTTGAATATAGAAAACAAATAGAGCAAGAATTAGGTACAGAGTTACCACCGATAGGAGAACCATTGCCACCTGAAGTTGAAGCTAGGTTGTCATCATTAGTTGCAGCAGCAGCGCAGCAATTATTAGGTAAAAATCAGCAACAAGCACAACAAGAAGAATATCAAGAACAACAAGATGACCCAGTATTACAATTACAGCGTGAAGAATTGGCTATTAAGGCAGCTACTCAAGAATCTAAAGCTACTACTGACGAAGCACGTATTGCTGCTGATTTAGAGAAAGCTAGAATGAAAGATGAACTGGAAAGAATAAAACTAGAAACTGATCTATTAAAAGAAGGAACTAAAATCGGAGCAGATATTGCAAAGGTTTCTGCACAGGAAAGAACTAAAGGTGCCGAGATAGGAAGAAAGATGGCAGAGAAGATAATAGACGATTCGGATGCCAGTTAGAAAAGTCAAAGGCGGTTACAGGTGGGGTAACTCAGGCAAAATTTATAAAACAAAAGCTGAAGCTAAAAAGCAAGGAAAGGCAATTTATGCTTCAGGATATAAAAGGAAAAAATAAAAATGGTTGATCCTGATATATTTGAATACTTGACAGAACGTTTAAACAATGAGATAAATATCATTACTGAAAACTTAGTAGATGGAGAAGTGAAGGATTTTGCAGAACTTCAACGTTTAAAAGGTAAGATCGAAGGGTTACGTATTGCCCAACGTGAAATAACTGATCATTATAATAAGTTAGTAGAAGTAGATTAATACGCACATGTCATGGGACATGATGGAGAAACGTCAGACTCCTTTATATATTTGACGCAACATAAGGTAACTTATGACAGTAAAAGCAGTAAAGGAAAAAGAAGTTATAGAAGAAGATTCTAATGTGGCTTCTCAACTTCCTGAACCACAGGGATATAAAATTTTAATAGCTTTACCGGAAGTAGATGAAAAAACGGAAGGTGGGATTATTAAAGCTGATACAACTGTACGAGTAGAAGAAACAGCCTCAATTATAGGTTTTGTATTGAAGATGGGTCCTGATTGTTATAAAGATGAAAAACGTTTTCCAAACGGATCATACTGTGAGGAAGGTGATTTCATTATTATGAGAGCATATAGTGGAACACGAATGAAGATACACGGCAAAGAATTTAGACTAATCAATGATGATACTGTGGAAGCTATTGTAAGAGACCCAACAGGAATAGTGAGAGCATGAATGAGCAAACACAAGAAATTCAAGAAGATGAACTTCCTGCGGTAAATACTATCGAAGCACCTGTTTCTGATGTAGAAATAGAAGTAGTAGATGATAGACCGATAGAAGATCAAAAACCAGCAAGAGCGTCTAATGATGATGTAGATGCAGAAATTGCTAATATTAGTGGGCGTACTAAAAAAAGAATAGATAAATTAAAGTACGATTACCACGAAGAAAGAAGGGAAAAAGAACAAGCATTACGTACACGTGATGAGTCAGTTAAATTTGCCCAGCAGGTAGCAGTAGAAAATCAGAAGCTAAAAGATACAGTCGCAAGAAGCGAAGGTGCTTTACTTAATAGTCTTAAAACTAGAACTACTTCTGATATAGATGCTGCGAAGTTAGAGTATAAAACTGCATATGAATCTGGTGATACAGATAAATTATTGGATGCACAAGAAAGGCTTTCAGCTGCTTATGCCGATAAAAATTATGTAGAGAATTACACTCCTACTATGCCAGTATCACCGCAGGTGAATGGCATAGAACAGAATAATCAACAGCCAGTAGCGCAACAAAATTTTGCACAGCAACAACAACAAGTGCAAATTGATCCAGCAGCTGCCGACTATATAAGAAATAATCCTTGGTTTGAATCACCCGGAAACGAAGATATGACAGCATTAGCTTATGGTATGCATGCTAAATTAGTTAGAGAAGGTGTTGATCCTATAAGGGATTCAGATATATACTATTCTAGAGTTGATGAAGCTGTTAAGAACAGATTTCCAGAACGATTTGAGGGGACTAATACTGCATCCTCTCAACGACCCTCGACTGTGGTAGCACCAGCCAATAGAACTGGTCAAAAACAGCGCAGAGTGCAGTTAACAAAGACGCAAGTTGACCTCGCCAGACGACTTGGACTTACGCCAGAACAATACGCATCACAATATGCGAAGGAGTTACAGAATGGATAAGTTAGATAAAGATCAAGAAACAGAATCTGTTGAAGATCAAGAGCGCACACCTCGTTCATTAGAATCGAGAGAAGATAGTGAACGCACAAAACCTTGGACACCTCCAAACTTGTTACCCGATCCTAATCCTCAACCCGGCTATAGATTTCGTTGGATCAGAACCAGTGCAGCTGGTCAATCTGATAATATGAATGTATCAACCAGAATGAGAGAAGGATGGGAACCTGTAAGAGCAGAGGATCATCCGGAGTTGCAGATTATTATGGATAAGAATACTCAACATAAAGGATGTGTAGAAGTAGGTGGATTGCTTTTATGTAAAGCACCTGTAGAAACAGTAGAGGCACGTAATAAATATTATCGTGATCAAGCTAAACAACAGATGAATGCGTTAGACGCAAATTATATGAAAGAAGAAAATCCTGCTATGCCTATGTTCAAAGAGAGAAAATCTGAGGTTACTTTTGGTAAAGGTGGTAAATGATTTATCATCTTTTAATATTAACTTTGTATTTTAAGGTATAAACAATGAGTAGTTCAGCGACACCTTACGGAGCAAGACCAATAGGCACTTTAAGTGCTTCGGGTTCTTTCAACAGTAAGGTTAGACATTACAGCATTGCTAGTGGTTATGCCGTGAATATATTCTATGGAGACTTTGTAAAACTTGCCGCTGCTGGCGTTGTCCAGAAAGACACAGGTACTACAACATTAACTCCAGTAGGTGTATTCTTAGGTTGTACTTATACTGATCCAAATACATCACAACTGACGTTTGCCCAAATGTGGACAGCCAGCGTAGTAGCATCTGATGCTTATGCGTATGTGATTGATGATCCAACAGTTCTTATGGAAATGCAAGGTGATGGCTCTGCCTCCCTTACAAACATAGGAAATAATGTTGCGATTGCCAATACATCTGGTTCGACCACTATAGGAACTAGCAAAAATGCGGTAGATATTTCTACTGCTGCTGCTACGACAGCAACTCTGCCTTTGAGAATTATTGATAAGTCAGATAGATCAGACAATGCTTTCGGTGATTCATATACCGATCTTATTGTTAAGTTCAATGCTGGACATATAATGGACAATACGACAGGTATTTAAGCAAGGAGAATAAATAATGGCTATCTCAAGAGCGCAGTTATTAAAAGAACTTCTACCCGGCTTGAATGCATTGTTTGGATTGGAATATAACAAGTATGAAAACGAGTCTGAAGAAATTTATGAGACTGAAACATCTGATCGTTCATTCGAAGAAGATTTGAAGTTAAGTGGATTTGGACAGGCTGCTGTTAAAGATGAAGGAGCAGCTATCATTTATGATAATGCACAAGAATCTTTCTCACAACGTTATAACCATGAAACAATAGCTATGGGTTTTGCAATAACTGAAGAAGCGATGGAGGATAACCTCTATGATTCGCTTTCTGCACGTTATACTAAAGCACTCGCAAGAAGTATGGCTTATACAAAGCAGGTAAAAGCTGCGTATCCTCTTAATCAAGGATTCTCAGGTGGTGATTATAACTCTGGCGATGGAGTTGACTTGTTCTCAACCTCACACCCTCTGGTGTCAGGTGGAACAAATGCCAACACACCAAGTACACAAGCAGACCTTAACGAAACTTCGTTAGAGAATGCTGTTATTTCTATTGCCGGATGGACAGATGAGCGTGGTTTGCTAATTGCAGCAAAACCTCGTAAATTGATAGTTCCACCGAATAGCATGTTTACCGCTACACGTATCCTAGATACCGATGGTAGAGTCGGTACTGCGGATAATGACATTAACGCTATCAGACATAATGGAACCATTCCTGAAGGTTATTCTGTTAATCACTTTTTAACAGATACTAATGCTTGGTTTATAATGACAGACGTGCCAAATGGATTTAAACATTTTACACGTACCGCATTAGAAACGAGTATGGATGGTGATTTTGATACCGGTAATGTAAGGTATAAGGCTAGGGAACGTTACTCCTTTGGAGTTAGCGATCCTCTTGGAGCGTATGGTTCTTCGGGATCATCCTAATAACTGAAGGGGGGGTGAAATGATATATCT